CAACTGAATATGGTTTAGGTGCTAATTTCACCTTCTTACCATTTAACTTTTGTTCAGCTTCAGAAATACTACTTTGTATAGCTTTCTCATATAAAGCAATCATACCTTTAGCTTTATCTTCAGGTATTTTTAGGTTTACTTTGTATTCACCATTTTCGTTAAACTTAACGTCAGGTCTGTTTAAGTGTGGGTATGATGCTTCACCCAATTCACTTATATTTGTGGCATCGTTCATAATGTACTCCTTATGTTAATTGTTATGTTAGCCATTAGTGGAACTTAATTGACACAAGTGTCGATGACGATTGTTTAAAAAAACTACACACAAAAAAATACAGACTTTTTCACATCTTCTAAAACAAGGTTACCCTTTGCAGGTATAGGTGGAAATTTCTTTTGATTTTTTTCAGATAACATTTGTTTCATTTCCATAGCCCAGTTTGCTAATACATCTTGACTATAAACTTCACAAAATGCTTCACGCAATGCTAAAGACATTTTTTCACTATCGGGTGCAAGTGTACCGAAGCTATCGTGAATTAAACTAAAGGTATCAACACCAAGTTCTGATGCTTTGACTACAGCTAAACTTAATACTGAACTGTCAAGTTGATGAATAAGATTTGGACAAATAGATTGCTGAGTTTTTCTACCATCTATTTTATCTGTAATAGAACTTACAGAAAGTTTTATAATACTATCACCCATCTTAGTCTTAACCCTTTTACTTTCCTTTTTATATACTTCCATAAAAACTGGTAAACCAAGAGGACTTGTCCAAGATACAGGTAAGTTTTCTGAAGCAACTAATTTTGCTACAGCTTTAATAAACTTCATAATTTCTTTAGCACCAACAATGACATCGTTGATACTTGCCCAAACTATTTTAGTTAACCAATGAGTTGAGTGAAATAAATCCTCACCAAAATCATGTTGTTTATTATTATCAATAAGTTCTTTATCAACATGAGCCTGAATGTAGGTTCTACAAGAATATTGAGTCAGACTATAAGGTAGACACATCACAGGTTTCTTACATATTTTTCTGTCTATTCCATAGTCTAACCATTTTGTAGCTAGTTCCTTATGTTCTTCAGGTGTAAGTTTTCTGGCCTTACTTTTCTTGCTTTTACTTTCAGGTAAACCTATGACACCAGTTCTTTTTATGTCTTCTAGTTTATCAATAACTTTATCTGCAACTGCAAGGTAGACATCATTAGGTCTATTAGAAGGTATTAGATTAGTTGCTCTACCACCTACTTCATCACGCATCATTGCTGAATAATGTTGTAAACCTGAGTTACTACAATCAGAATGAATTGGTAATGTTGTAATAAACTTTGGGTCGAAGTCTGTATTAGCAAAATCTCTATACTCAATACACCAAGCTAAAAAACTATAAGGCTTATCTGCTTTAGTCCACCATGTATCTTCTAATGGTGAGTTTGCAGTACTGATAATTTTATCTGCATTATCAATTACCCATTGTCTTCTTGATGCTAATTCAAGTTTATCTGTTTCACCAAATAGACCTGCACCTGCAACTGCAAAGTTATCAAATGCTTCGTTGCTACCCATTGGTTTACCAAATCTAAATTTAAGTAATGCTCTTGCATAGTCAGCACTCTGTGGTGATAACATAGTAGATTTTGGATATACACGACCTCTGAAGTCTAGCTGTTGGCAATACCAGATACCTTTATCAAGGTAATCTTTTGCTTCTTCCAAGATTTGCCTTACCTGAATAAATTGAGACTTTGCTTTTGCTCTATCTTTATAAACAGTAGACGCTTCTCTTTTCCATTTAGTCTTAGCTTCTTTGTTTGTAGCTATATCAAATGGTTTAGGTGGAAGCGGTATATCTTCTGGGTTAATTGGTAGTTTACCTAACTGATAACTATTCATAACGCAGGTATTAAATACTTCAAACACAGGTTCATTAATCACCCACTCTGTTCTCTGCATTATATTAACTGCATCACTTACAACAGGAAACTCATGCCACCTGTTGTTTAGTTCTTCTAAATATCTTTTGTTACTTTGCTTTATGAAGTTGTAGTGCATTTGCTATCTCCTCTGGTTTATTTTCCTTGTTAAATCTTTTGCCATAGTAACCGCCTGAAAATGGTGAAGTCCAATCTCTTGGCGGTGCTACCATTGGTTTATAGGTTGGGTACAAAAGTTCGTTTCTGATATTAAAGTTCTTAATCTCCTCAACAATTAATGATGTTGGTTCGATAAAAGTAACTGTCTTATTTTTCTTTTCTTTTCTATTCTGATGTTTGACTAATCCTAGTTTCTCAAGATAACTGAGCATTTTCACACCCAAGTGTAACTTCTCTACATTAGTCCAATCATCAAATTTGAGGTTGCTTCGGTTCATCATGTAAGTCCAAACCTTCGCCTTGTACTTATATCTGTTGGTCTTTTGAGGAATGTTTTTATCTGCTAACTTCCTTGTTGTTTTCAGATAGTTTTCTTTATCTTGCTCTTTGAACTGGGTTATTCTGGCTTCGTGCATGAGCCCCAATCCAATATTAATAGCTAGTTTGTTAATAGTTACAGTATTAGAAATACCATCTATCGTATTCTTTAGGACTATGAGAGAACAGGTGTCCCAAACACTTGGTCTATTATCTAGAAATACCCCATTATCGAAGGCTTTAGATGGTAGGCATTGACATATAATTTTAAGTGCTGTTTGATGGTTTCCTGCTGTTCCAGTAGTCATCAATTTAATGTCATCATTTATCATTTGAGACAGTACATTGATGTATTTCTGCTGAAGTACTAGGCCATATAGAGTTGTGCCTTCTTCACGTCTGGCTTTGGCTTTATCAACCTCTAAATGGTATCTATTTTTACCACCTCTGAGCATAGCTTCTTCATGCTCTAATTCTTTTTGAATTACTGCTAGTTGGTCTTCTTTGTTATTGTATTTACCACCTACACCAACTCTAGCTAATTCCTCTAGTTGTTGTTGTAGTTCTGTTTTGTGTTTTTCTGCGGACATTATAAGAACATCTCCTTGTAAAATGGCGACACACGTGTGCGTCTACGAGTGGTTTTTGTAAATCGTCTACAAGACCACCACAGATGTGTCGTTGAGTTAAAATTAAAAAAACACCTAGTGCTTAAAGAATAATTCGCACAAGTGTTGTTGAGATGAAAAGTGTGGTTCTTCCTAAGACTACCGAAATCCATATTCCTATTCGTATACCACACTTTCTTTTTTTTCTTCGTAGACAAAACTAACATATCGTAGTTGTTAGCGTAGTCATTTTTGGTAGGGCGAAAAGGACTCGAACCTTCACTTCCGAAAAAATTGGTTCCTAAGACCAACGCGTCTACCAATTCCGCCATCGCCCCATTTAAAACACGTGAAGTAATAGCAGAAGTCATCTTTATTTCAAAGCCCTTTTTGAGTTATGGCCAATCATAGAATTATCTATACTATCATTAGTATTTTCAAACCCTTCTCTACCATTCTGTAAAGCTAAAATAGCTTGGTTCAGAAGTTTAGATGAAGATTTAGTATAGTAAGTCATTGTAGTTTCAATACAAGAATGACCTGCTAATTCCATAACAACTTTTGGACTTTGGTTACTTTCAGCAAGACGAGTAATGTAAGTATGTCTTGTAGTATAAGGTGTGAAGTGCAAATTAAAATTACACATCGCAATATACTTTTTCCAATTACTTGTTCTACTCCCTGCTGTACTTGGAAACACTTTTCTATCTTTTCTTTCAGAAGCAATTTTTCTTCTTCTAGCTAAGATGTTTAGTTGTCTCTGAGTAAGAGGTGTTTCAAGAGACCATGTTTTAGTTTTAGGTCTCCAAAAAGTAATAGTCTTTCTACCGAAGTTGACATTATCTATAGTGAAACTATCTAGTTCACCATCATGTCTCATACCACTATCGAAAGCCCAAGCCCAAGTATCATACCATTCTTGGTCACCACACTTTTCAATTAACTGTAAGAACTGTTCTTGTTCTCTATCAGTAAATGCAGGTTTTCTTTTTGACTGACCTCTTGGTAAATCAACTATACCCATGTTCTTTACTCTTGCATCAGGATTAATTAATTGGTCATTAGAAAGTAGACGCTTACTTAACGCGTACTTCATAATACTTCTTAATACTCCTAATCTTTTATTGATTGAATTATTACTGACTGTACCTGTCATATTCTTAGGTCGTTCAGCAATCTTTTTAGCAACAAAGATTTTAAAAGCATCTATGTCTTCTTCAGTAAATGTAGACAATCTTTTGTCATCACCGAAGTATTCTTTTAAATCAGCATAAAATGATTTTACTTGGTCTTGTTGCTTATCAGTACAACCACTCCACTCTTTAACAAACATCATGTCAAAGACACTTCCCATAGTACCAACACCAACTGCTGTAGGTTTATGAAAAGATGTGAAGTTAGGATTTTCTATCTGCGTTTTAAATTGTCGCTTAACATTAATAGCAGTAGATAGAGTTGTCTCAAATGCTTCTTTACATTCAGCAACAGACATACCCTGCTCTATTCCCATGTTGACTGTTTTGGTAAGAGTTTTCTCTTTACCATTTATCATCTTACCAACTTTAACATAAAGACCTTTTTGGTTTTTAGTCAAAGTAATACCCTGCGGACTTTGCTGAGTAATGTAAGCTAATACTTCTGGTTTTAGTTTACTCATTATTCCCAAGTTCCCCTTCCTGCCATACTGGCTTTGATTGTTCTTTCAACAGTTACTCTAGGTTTATCTTTCCAATCGGAAGCTGAACCCACAAATAGTTTTTGTAATTTACGACCTGATGGTGTCAGCTTAATCCAAGTATACTTCCATGATTTACCATGTGGATTATCTGCTATTTCTAGCAAACCATAATCAGCTAACCTACTCATGTTTCTTACTGTCGATGTTCTTGATATTGCAACACCGAATAACTTGAAGTACCACTCCGAAATTACTCCTGTGTTGAGTTCTTCATCTGGCAAACAACAGATTGTTTTAAAAACTAAAACAGTCTGATTGGGTACGCCATTAGTAAATGAAGTTGCTTCAGATGAAACACTTTTAGATGCTTTCTTAATAGCATCATTAAAAGCGTAATCGAACTGAATATTACTTATTGTGCAACTTAGCGACATTTTTATCCTCTCTTTTTAAGTTTATAACTCTCAAAGTTTTAGGTTCATTATGTCGTATCTGTGTCTGTGTAATTAAATTAGTCAGCATAGACAATCTTGGGTCAACAAATAAGTAATCAACATTATCATATTGGTTACTGTTAATGTTTTTCTCAAATGTATACCTAATGTTGCAGTCACCAATTTTAATAGAAGTAGTTTTTTCAATACTATCATCTACTTCAAGTGTCTTACAATAAAAAGGTAAGCAACCTAATGCACTAGCATACACTAATGAATTAGGATATTGTCTTCTTAAGTCTGTAATGTGATAATCAAAATCATTCACTCTATTACCAAACTTATTTCTTTTTAACTTCCATAACTTACACAAGACTTCAGCTAGTTTCATAGTAAACTTAGTTGAAAGTTTTGTTTTTAACCTTGTTTTTACATTCATTATTTTATCCTTATATATTATTTATTTTTATATGTTACACAAGTATCAACAACACTAAGGTTAGTTTGCTCTATTAAATTGTATTTTAATAAAATTATTTTCACCATAGTGATTTGTTTATAGTTTGCTTTTATCATAAACACAAGTATCAAAGATACTAATGTTCGTAACATTAAAATGATTCTAATTTGCAAAAAATAGATACCTTTATAAAAAATATCTGTATAACGCTTTACACCTTGTGCTTTAGATTTAGCAGATAACATCATTACCCTACTCTAAAAAATCTTCAGGTGTTTGATATATAATTACTTCCGCAGGTTGTTCTGGTGTTAAGTTTTCTTCTGCATCTTTTAATGCAGTAGCTAACACACCTTTATCAACCTTTGAGACCATGTGACCCCAGTTGTCGAAAGTGTCTAATACTAATATTTGCATATTATCCTCTTTGTTTGAGTGTCTTAAAAGACACCTCATTGTTTGTTAATCTAATATTCTATTTAGAGAGTTATTTAAGTATTACCATTTACTAGGACTGCTATACGACAGCAACAGCACTAATCGTTGCCATATGACTGCAACTCTATTTTTTTAAATATTTAACTAAAACTTTCCAATGGTCACCACGTTTTACAACAGTAGTATTTGTTTGAGATAATCTTACTGCTCTTTCTTTTACGTAGTCACCTAAGTATTTATCTATCTCAGCTTCAGTAAATTCTTTTTCAATACGTTCATTAGTTCTCTTGTTAATAAACAAGCAAACAAATCTCATTATTTTTTATCTAGTTTTAGAACGTCTACGTGGTGTCTCATCTCTTTAAACCACTTAGTAAACTTAGTGTAATCTGGTTTATGAACACCATAATCAATAAAGAACTGAGTACAGTAAGGAGAACCATGTAGCATCTTTACTGTGTAATTAAATTTATTCTTATCTTTTTTAGATATTTCTACTTGTTCATTATAATATTTAACAAGGTTAACTACTGACTGTGAACCTCTCCAAAATTCTTTATCTATTCTATGCTTCTGCCATCTAGCTTTACTATCATTCATACCTTCACATATATAAAGAAATGCTTCTTCAACATTGACATTCATTTGTTCACATATCATTCTTAAATGGTCAAACCCTTTAGCTTTATAATCTCTAACTTTACCACTAATGTCTTTAAACTTCTTACCCTCTTTACTTAAAAACTTCTTAGCAACATCAACTGGGTTATATAATTTATGATGTAGCATATATGATGTTAAACCTGTGCCTGTTATTGGCCTACGTTTATGACCATCAGGTTTAATTTTAGGTATTGTCGGTCTTGCAATCGTACCACCTAGTATTGTCTTACCAAGCAACCCACCATTTTGTATTATAGGTGCATTAAAACCAAATGGATTAATAGAAGACCTTAAATTCTCCATAGGCTCTCTAAGTTTCTTTAATGTGTCTTGAAATTTATTCTCATTGTTTTGTAACCTTAATGATAACTCAGCTAAATCTTTAATAGCTCTCTTACCTTCTTCTTCTTTAGATTGTCTAACAGCTTTATCTCTTTCATCTCTGATAACTTGTGCAAGAGCTTTCTGTTCAATACCTTCTCTTACTCTTACTTTCTTTAGCGACTTCTTTTTAGTAACAACCATAAAATAATTTTAATACAGATAATGAGAAAGATAAACGCAAATTATTTTTTTTGTTTATCTAGTCATAAGTGGAACTAAATAGTGCTCGGTAGTCTCGAAGACCACCGCTATTGATTGTGGTTGCTACATAATAATAAATATTTGTCGTAGTCGTCTACGATATGGTTGTTTTACTAGGATAGTAGGTACACCCTCTGTATAAATTTTAGCGTAGGCCTATGGGGACAAACGAAAAAAGTGCTATACGATAAGGTTGTCAGATTTTTATACCAAATTATTCTGGTAGGTACTCATTCAGTTTATCATTAATAGAATAATCAACTGCATAGTTCAGGAAATCCTCAGTATGCTTAATGATAAACTCTTTGCTACCCAAAGGCTTCTTAACATTACCTTTAGGATTAAACCCATTAGCTTTAATTATTGCTTCATCAATAAGTTTAATAGCCTTCTTATTAGGCTTATCATTATTGAATAAAGACTTAAGATATATAACTTTGGTCATATTGGTTATCTATAGGTATACTTAAAGTTAACACTCACATCTGACATATATAAAGGTCATAATGAAGTATTATCTATAATTTACTTGTTCATTGTCTTATTATTTCTTCCTTATACCAAGCCTTATTAAGCCTAATACTAAGTAAGCATAAGATAAACATAAGATACACTTTAGTGTTATCTCCTGTAGTGGCACTTAATTAAAAAGCCTTATAAATAGCTATTTTCTTCTTCTCTTTATATATGGGTGTTTCTTCCTAATAGGGGCACTTAATTACTCTGTTCTCTATGAGGGGTACTTTTTAAATTAGTGCCTTATTTACTATATTTTTATCCAAGTAAGAGGGTCAGGTTCACCGAAGTACTTCTCCACCTCTACTCTAAATTGTTCATTCTTTCTGTCTCTAAAGGCTAAATCTTGGTCTTTCGCTAATTGCATTATCCAGTAATGACATGACATCTGTAAGGCATCTATTCTGTCATCATGGGTTAAAATATTAGCACCTTTTTGCATACGACTTATTTGATAGAATAACTGGTATCTTAACGCTGTCTCAGCAGGGTACATAGCGTTAGTTTCCTCATAGTCCTTCTTAATAACACTTGGGCATACAATGAGTCTGTGTTGGGCTATTATAGGCTCTAACGTGTCTAATATACGTCTATGTTTGTTTGACTGCTGTCTAATACCTTCTGTAGTACATGGGTAATCTTTTATTAAATATGGTTTAAGTAATTCTGTAAACATTCCTTGACCGAAGTTATCTTCAATCAATATCTTTTTAACCTTATGTTTCTTAGCAACCTTTACTAAGTTTGATAAAGTATGTTCACTATAACCGCTATTGAAACCCCCAATATCAACAAGAAATATATTTCCATTTAAAAACTTTGTAACTGCATAAGCTGTTTCATCTTTACCTTTACCTGAAGGGTCGATTGACATTACACAACCTGTATAATCCAACCACGTACCTTGAGTTTGCATTGGTCTATAATAAGCGTCACCCTGCATACCTACACATGGTAAATCATTGTGTTGTAACTCAGGTGAACTTGCCCAGATAACTTTCTCTGGTGCGTTATCAGGATTTAAAGTCATTACACTTAAATCAGATAATTTTAATGGGTATCTATTTAAGTCAGACAAAGAA